GGCGCCGGATCGGTGTTCTGCTGGGCCTCTTCGCCTTCCAGCTCGCTCTCCAGGTTCCGGATCTCCTCCGTCAGCTGGTCCGCGGCCGTCTGGGCTTCGGAGCGCTCAGTCTCAAACGCGGAGATCTCTTCCTCCACGGCGCTGCGCTGTTCGTCGGTCTCGACCTCTGCGATGGCCTGCTCGAGCTCAGCTTCCCGCGTGGCGAGTCCCGCCAGCTTGTCATTCACTTCGCCCAGGGCTTTCTTTTTCAGGTCGATCTGCCGGCGCAGCATCAGGGTCTTCAGAGCCATATCATTCGGCCTCCTTGTGAATTCTCGCCAGGGCCGACTGTTTCCAGTCTTCCAGGCGGTTTTTGCTCAGCGCGTCACGCTGTGCCTGGCGTGCCGAGACATTGGTCTGCTCATAAGCGGGGAACGTGCAGACGCTCACCTCAAACAGCTCAACCTCGGTGATTGTCCAGTGGACGGACCCATCATCTCGGAATTCGGTTTCCTCGCTGATGATGTTGAATCCGAAGCTGCACTGGTCCACATCGCCACGCTTCACGCGCTCGTACAGGTTCATGGCATCCTGATCGTTCGGATTGATCGTGATGTCGCCCCACAGTCCGTGCTCGTCCACTCGAAGCTCCAGCGTGTGTGCCTTGGTGCGCCCCAGCACCTGGGTGGTGTCGTGGTTGGTCAGGGCCCTGATGTCCCCGCTCAGAGTCTTATCGAAAGCGGTCCTGGCGACGCTTTCCGTCATGCCCGGGCCGATTTCATACATGCTGTCAAACACCGAGAAATATCCCTCGATGTGCAGGCGGTCCTCCTCGCTCCGCGTGGTGAACGTGGTCACCGCGGCGCGTACCTGCCGGTCTTTGTCCCGTGTCGTCATTTTGTTTTCCTCCTTCCGCCGGCAGCCTTCCTTGCCGGCTTCTTTTCCGGTTCCGCTTCCTTCACAGGCTCAGGCAGCTGCCCGTCCCGTGCGGGGCAGTCCAGCGCCCCGTCCGTCAGCACGATCCGGCCCTCCATCCCGCAGAATTTCTGGTGGGCGCACACCGTGCCGCTCACCTTGCACCGGATCGGCTCGTCCGCCCGGCCCATGACCGCCTGTCCGCATCTGTATGCCATATTTCTCAGTCCTCCTGGATCAGTTTCTTCTGTTTCCCGGAATCCTCGTACGGGATGTAATTCTCAAGCACCTTGTATTCCTTCAGCCCGGCGGGCGGCATGTGCATCCGGTCGCGCCATTCGTCGCCGCAGACATACCCGCGGTCCGCGCCGGCCAGCAGGATCTGGCTGATACTGCCCAGGTCGTAGTCCATCAGGCTCCAGAAGTTCAGCTGCAGGTACCACTTCGGGCTGATGATCAGCACCCGGGTCATTTCCTGCTGGATGCCCATCGCGATCGTCCGGACCTTCGTCTGGATGAAGTTGTTCCACTCCTCCCGGTTAAAGGTCCCGACGCCCAGCAGGAACGCCGGCACGCCGATCACCATCGCCACGGTCTTCTTGTCCAGCTCCACCGTGTCCCTGATTGCCAGGTCCTGCAGCGTCAGCGGTTTCACCTGGATCACGTCAAACGCTTCGCTGGGAATCATCCAGGGCGCTCCCGGCGTGCTGGGCTGCACGTAATCCCGCAGCAGCTTCTCCCGGCCTTCCGGAGACGCGAACTCATCCGTCAACCCGTCCACCTTCACGATGATCGACGGCTTCCACTCGCTGCTCATAAAGGCGTTTTCCGTCTTCTGGGCCTGCCGGATGTTGTTCGCCACGTCCTTCAGCACCACCGTGATCCCGCGGCCATTCCACAGGTAGGTGGGATCCGGATTGTAGGTAAAGTGCATCAGGTCTTCCGGATTGTGCGGCCGGCCGTCGATGTTCACGGTGTAATCCTTGTAGCTGCCCGGCTTTGCCATCAGCGTAACCCGCTGGGCGCTGATCGGCTCCAGGTCCGTCAGGATCCCGCCGCTTGTATGCGGAACGACGATACTGTTCCCGTTCCCGTACAGCAGCAGGTTCATAACCACCGCCGTCATCCATTCCATCCGGGTCATGTTCGCGCACGGCTCAATGTCGATTTTCCGGCTCAGCTCGTTGACGATCCGCTTGTCCCCGTTGTCCGTGTTGCTCATCAGTTTGATCGTCATGCTGCCGATCAGCTCCGCGATCCGCAGGCACGCCGTCATGATCTCCGGGTTGTCGCACAGCCGCGTATACCCGGCGCACTTGATGTCCTCTCCCAGCCACAGCGCCACGCCGCTCATCGTCTTCAGATCGATGTTCTCCCGCTTCTGCGGCGGATCGCTCGCGGCCGCCCCGGCAAGGTGCCCCTTTCCGCTGCCGCCGAACCATCCGCGCAGCCGATCAAGTCTGCCCATCTTCCGTCATTCCTCCGTTTACTTCCCGGACGGGGTTTCCGCTCCAAACCAGCTGCTCGCCCGGCCGCTTTTCTCCATATATTCCAGCATCCGGACCGTGGCGAACACGTCCGCGTCGAAAATATCGATGCGACGGTTCTCCTCGATCTTGCAGTACTGGATCATGTCGTCTGTCTTTTCCTCCGCCAGCACGTTCTGCACGCAGTACTCGTACGCCTCGCTGCCGAAGTAATAAAAAAGCCCGTTGAGCATCTTCTGCTCAATGCGCCGGAACCCCTCGCTCTTTTTGTAGTGGTACTGCGGCTGGTCCACCACCGTGAACCCTGCGGCTTTCATACCGATGAAGTACTCCCGGCAGAATTTCCGGTCGTGGCCGATCTGCCGAATCCTGAATCCCTGGTTCCGCTTTTCCACGAACCAGCGCACCACGTCGTTATGGTTGTTGGTCGGCGCGTTGCACATATCCAGCCAGCCGTCGTCCTGCCACCCGAACAGCGGGATACTGTCCTGGTCGGCCTTGATGTGCGCGGCCACGATCGGGAACCATGCGTGCGGCAGGCAGATGTCAATATCCTTGTAGCAGCCGTGCAGAACAGCCGCCGTCAGGTCGTGCATCTTGGACAGGTCCGCGCCGCCGTACCAGTTGATCGGCAACTTCAGAACGTGCCGGATCTTCTCCTCCAGGCTCCAGTCCGGATCGATGCCCAGCGCCTCTCCGGCCTTCGCGTTCGACCACCGGAACGTGTTCACCTGGAAATACGCCTTCATCTGTGCAGTAAAGATGTTCAGCGACTTCGCCAGGAAGTCTTTCCGCTGCTGCGGGTCGTCCGAAGCCTGCCGGGCGTCGTTCATGATGTCCGCCGGCCGGATCGTCACGCCGTAGGACGGGTTCGCCTTCTGGTGCTGCACCGGGTCCAGGATGTCCACGTTTCCCTTCTCGTCCTGGTCTGCGCAGCAGAGGAACGCGAACAGGTTCTCGTTCTCAAACTTCCCGCTCAGCACCCGCCGGCAGTAAGCCAGCCGCTGGGCGCAGAAGCTCGTCCCGTCGTCGCCGGCAGTCGTGATCGCGATCACCAGCTTGTTGGTGTACGCCTTTGTGGCTTCCTTCAGGATGTTGTACTGCTTCGGGCTCTTGTAGGCGTGGATCTCGTCGGCGATCACGATGTTGCAGTTGAAGGAATCCTGCGCGTCCGGGTTGGAAGCCAGGGCGTTCAGCGATACGCTGCCTCCTGCCAGGCTGTCGTTGAAGATCTTGTGCTCCGCGGCGTTGTCCAGGATCCGCCACCCGTCCTTCCGGGCCGCGTTCCTGTCCGCGTACAGGTGATGCTCCACGTTGTAGAGCCATCCGTCGAAGGTCTCCCTGGCCTGCTTCAGCGCCGCGCCAACCACATACACCTTCGCGCCGCTCATCCGTTCCAGCACCGCCAGGCCGAAGCTCAGCCCCATGATGAACGCCGTCTTCCCGTTCTTCCTGGGCACGAAGATCAGCGCTTCCTTTACCACGCGTTCTTTTGTGCCGGCATAAAAAAAGCAGAGCATTCCGTATACACAGAACTTCTGCCAGGGCTCCAGCAGGAACGGCGTGTTCCGCAGCGGCGTCCCGTCCAGCTTCTCGCCCTGCCGGTGCACCATCGTCCCCTCGATGATCCCGATCACGAAATCAGCGTCCCTTGTCCGGACGTCGTAGCGCGGATCCGCGCGCATTGCCCGGAACCGGTTCACCGCCTGGATACGCTCGTCGTTCGCGATGATCGCGCCGCTGGCCACCCCGTCAACGTACGCCTCGACCTCCGCTGCGTACTTTCCTTTGATCACTCTCCGTCACCCAGCCGTCTCAGTGCGTCCGCCAGCACGTTGCTCTCCGGGAGGTTTTCCTGGGCATCCAGCCGTTTCACAGACAGCGTGGTCAGGCCGAGTTCCTTCATGTACGCCAGGATATCCCGCCGCAGACCCTCCGCCGTTGTGACCGCCGCGGACTTCCGCGTCCCGCCGGTCTCCGTCGTGTCGAACATCGGATAAACGCCGTCGGCAATATCGGAATTCAGCCGCTGATACTGATCCATCAGATCCGCGCAGATCTTCACAGCCTCCGCGAACTCCGGTTTCCAGGTGTGCAGCGACGTCATCGCCTTCCGCAGCTTCCGTTCCGTCTTCGTCAGCCCCATGATCATCCTCTCCGGTGAAATTCAAAAAATCCTTCCGCGTGTGTAAAAGAGGCCCCCTCCGGTTCGTTCCCCCCGCGGATCGCCCCCGGGAGGGGAGGGGGGATCACTCGAACCGGTTTCCGCCCTTTTCTGGGTGCTCTTTGTTGTGACACGCAGCACACAATGCACGGCCATTCCGCACATCATAGCGAAGTTCCGGATACTCATCCGCATGCTTAATATGATGCGCTACGGTCGCTTCTGTTCTGCGCCCATACCTGGCACATTCCTGGCACAAATACCCTGCTTTCCGAAGAACGCGCTCGCGCCAAACCCTATGCCGGTGCTGGTTATAATTCACATCTGACATAATCTTCTCTCTCTAACAAGCAGCGACCCCAACCTCATCAATGCAATCGTTTGTGCATCAGCAGTAGCTGCTCCAGCCTTGCGCAGGAGAGGACGCAAGGCTCCCCATTACATTGCGAAACAAGAAAGGATCAGGTTTGCCCCTGATCCCACGGTAACATAATATCATATAAGTAGTGCCCCTCGCGTATCAAATTAAAACGCAATTAGTTTCCAACCCCTTAATAACCTTCTCCATGTCAGGCATCGTCTTTCACCTCCCCATCAGCACCTTGCACCGAACAATCTCCGGTTGATCTGTTAACAAGGCAACGCCATTGTCGATTGCGGTCACCATGACATCTATCAAACTTTTGGAGAACAAAGGGCTTGTTTTTAAATAGTCAATAAAATTCGATGTTTCTGTTAATCTGTGAACGACCATTGCAAAGTCTTCTGCCATATCCTTTGTTGTAAACAAATGTGCGTTATACGGGAAATAGCACCAACTTGCCTTGCTATTCGCATACGCTTGAAGATATTTTTTCTGTTTCCTGACAGCATATAGAAAGCAATCGTCAATCATATTTGTTCCTCCCTTAAAGCGTCATTTATTTTTCATCATATATGCTCCGCAGTTCGGACAATACTGATAAAATTCTTCTCCGGATCACATTTATACATCTTGATCATCTATCGTCCATCTGCCCGTTCATTCAGCAGAATAAAGAATTCCTTCCGGCTCTTAAAGAATGCGTTCCGGTTCGCTGTCGGCATAATCACTGGATCCAGCATAAAATATCCTTGTCCATAGCATACATTCTGAATCAGTGCCCGCGCCCAGTGTCCTTCCTCGACATCCCTGGCACATCCTTCGATCAGATCCATCTTATGCATATACCGCTCTCTCTTTTCAGCCAGGACTGCCACCGGATCGCTTATTCCCGTCCCGTGCGGCTGGCTGTCCATCTTCAGCGCCTGGATGCCGGTCAAATCTGCCAGTTTCTGCTTCCATAGCGGATACTGCTTGCACATATGCAGCAGTTCCAGATACCGTTCCTTGTCGATTCCGTATTGTTCCCAGTTCGGCAGGTATCTTCTCACTTCTTCGCCTCCTTCCCGTCCTGTTCCACCAGCACAATCTCCTGTTCTTCCAGTAGTCGTATAATCGTTTTCGCATCACCCACAGGCAGGTAAACAAAATCGTAGTTTTCATTGTGTGCAGCCTTAATCAGCTTCCGCAGCTGCCTCACTTTTCGCTCCCTGTCTGTCATCCGCCTCACTCCCTCATGTCATCGTTGCTGAGCTCGCCGTTTCTCAGCCGCCACTGAATGCTTCCTTCGTGCATATAGTTGTAGTAATAAATCGCCTGGTCAGATGTTCCATAATTCCTGATCAACGGATACATCTCTTCAGCGAATCCAAGGTCGTCTGAGTGCTTCCATGCCGGAAACCGGTGATCACCGATAAAGCTCCGCCGCCAGGCCTTTGTCCACGGTGCGATCCAAATATTGCCGTCATGCAGTGCCGGCGTGATCATGTTCCGGTCTCCCATTTTCCAGATAAAACCGAAGGCCACCAGGTCTTTTTCTTTGCCTTTTTCCTTCAGCGTGTCCGCGATGTTCTCGAACACATACGGATGTAAGAACCAGTCGTCGTCGTCAGCGAACAGGATCCATTCTCCCCTGGCGAGATCAAGCCCGACGTTCCTGGCAAGCCCGGCCTTCCCGAATTCCACCACCCCGACGATGTCGGTATACTCTTTCGCGATCTCCGCCGAATCGTCGATGCAGTTGTCGCATATGACGATCAGTTCATAGTTCGTGAACGTCTGTTCCCGTATGGAATCCAGCATTGTCCTGAAATATCCTGCTGCGTTATGAACCGGAAGGATCACACTAAAAAATGGATTGTCCACTGTTTATTCCTCCATATTACTAATCGGGCAGTTCTCCGGCCGATGGTTCTCCACGATAACAAAGAACTTGCTGAGTTCCTCCCGGAATCCGCTGTGATTCGCCTTGAACTCCATCGCGTTACACATCATGATCCCTGCATAGTCTCCCGTCTGGATGTAATAGCTGCACGGGCAATCTTCACAGTTTTCCGGCATCGGCATATCAATAACAATCATGCAAACCTCCGATATGAGCTTTCGATGTCCGTATCGTTCATCTGAACGTACTGCATCGTAGTGTCAATCTTCTCATGGCCCAGGATTGCCTGAACGTCCTGGATCGGCATCCCGTGCCTGGCCATTTCTGTCGCTTTTGTCCGCCTGAACTTGTGCGGATGCACATGGTTTACTCCCGCAGCTGCGGCCACCCGCTTCAGCATCGCCCTGATCCCGCCGGCCGTGAACCGCTTCTTCTGCCTGCTGCTGATAAACAGCGCCTCACAGTCGTCTGTTCTCTCGTCCATATACTGTTTCAGCGCGTCCGCCGTGACAGAATCAAAGTAAACCTTCCGTTCTTTGTCTCCCTTGCCGTGAACGATCAGCTTCTGGTTCTCAATAATCACCTGGTCGCGGTTCAGCTCGATCACTTCTCCGATCCGGCAGCAGGTAGAGTACAGAAACAGCACAACCGCCAGGTCCCGGCTGTTTTTGCAGTTCCGCTTCAGTTTCTCCATGTCAACTTCCGTATACAGTTCCTTTTTCTTTTTCGGCACCTTGATCGGCCCGATGTTTACGATCGGGTTCCGGTCGATCAATGATTCCCTCTGCAGCCAGTTGAAATATGACGAATAGATTTCCCGCTTTCCCTTCAGCGTATTGTCGCAGATTCCGCGGGCCTTTTCGTTCGCCAGGTAGTCCCGTATGTGGTACACCGTGATCTTCCTGGTCGGTACGCCCACGAACTGCATCAGCCGTCCGATCTCGTAGCTGTACCGGTCGATCGTCTTCTGGCTTCGTCCCTCAACTCTCAGCGCATTCAGGAATCCCGAAAGAAGGTCGTCTATGCCGTCGTCATTCCTCATGATCTCCCGCATATCAAATCCTTCCAGCACGTCGGATGTTATTTTCATCATCCGGCTCATGGCGTCAGCCGTCACTTCGGTCGAGAGCCTCATCTCTATCTGGTTCAAAAAACTTATCTTAGCGTCTATCATTCTCTCTGCTCCTTTCCGAAAAATAGCGCGGGACCGGAGTTGAACCGATCAGCAGCGGCACGTCCTTCAGCCTGGTGGGAGAGCGGTCACCTCCATTCTTTCAGGCCTCCGGCACTGCCCCGTCTGGCCGCGCCTGTCCGGTTATACTGCTTTCCTGTCAATCCACAA